CGCGTATAAAAAGAAAGAGCCCAAGTCCTAAGACTCAAGCCCTTCTTTTATCAATCCTTAGTAACAAGTTTTTTGATTAGCCATACCAAAAAACCAATACATACTATAACGTCCCCAAATATAAGTATAGCTGCACTGCCTATTGCACTTGCACTAAGCACTACAACCGTAGTTAGTATAAGAACGATAAGTATCAAAATAATTAATAGTATCATTTCAACCTCCTTATTACTTTCAGTCATTAAAGGGATTGTATATCGTGCGAAAAAGGAAAAGCCCTTGCAGGCTCAACCTTAAGCATTTGATGATGACCATTTCATATCATTCTTTGAAAATATTTCATTGATACCGTTAATTGTCCGTACTCTATCAGAAACCATGCTGTCACGACTATAAATTGTAACACCTATCTCAAATTTAAAATCTTCGATGGCATTAGCAGCCTTAATCATTTCATCAAATTTCTCCAAGAATTCGTCAATCTTCTGTGTTCTCTGTTCTTTTTTCATTTTGAAATCCTCCTTAATGTTTCATCACTTTCTCATAAAAGAACATGTTTCTTACACGAAAAAGAAAGAGCCCAAGTCCTAAGACTCAAGCCCTTTGCTTTACTTTCTACATATCTTTGATTTAATTTTTTCTTTTACTGTCCTATAAGTATCAACAACTGGTTCTCTTAACTCTGGAGTAACTGCAATAGCTACACCAACTGCAACTGTCGGTATTACTATCTGAGTTGTCCATTGTCTAATCTCCCTAGCTGCCTCAATAGTCTTCCAAGTCATATTAATATCCTCCTTATATGTATTTCATTAAGGAGTATGTTTTTTATGCGACAGAATTACCACTGGTTTACATATATTTCAAAAGAAGCGTAATTAACATCTTCTGGAATATCAATATCAAATGGTGTTGTTGAATTTGCCGCAACTTTTTCAACATATGTATTATCAATTCCAACTATATTTTCGCTACCGTCTTTTAATAACATGACAACTACAGCATCATCAAATGTGTCGTTATTATCGTTTTTGATTTCACCAACAATCTTATCAGAACGAACTGCTGTATTAACAGCTTCTAACGGCTTGTATTTGTCAGTAGATGATTTTTTTACATTATAGTCTTCGACTGGTAATGCTGAAAATTCAACTGTGTCTGGAATACCATCTACTCTGAATGCCTGACTTCCATAAACGAAATCCTGTTTAGGATATATAATACTACATGTTTGATCATCGGTTCCTAATATTGTTCCGCTAGCATCCTTAGCTGTTATTCTAAACGATGGATATTCAATAGAACTATTGTCATTTGGGTTATATAAATCTACATAGTAATATAACCACTCATCGTCTACAACTGTCCAACCAGAATCCTTTATTTCAAGTTGCTGAATTTTTTCACTATTTTGATTTTCAGTCATACTATTATTGTTGTTTTGTACTACAGAATTTGAATCTTGTCCATTTCCGCAGCCAACAAAAGATAACAATGATGCTGATAACATTACCATTGATAGTGCCTTTTTGATTTTCATAATATAAATCCTCCTTAAAATTAAAATACATATCTATTATTATAAATATATCACAGAATAAATATAATAGCAATAAAAATAAAAAGGGGCTGTTATACACAACCCCATGAAAATGCTTTAACAGCCTATTCTACTGAATCCATATAAATATCATACACATGCTGCTCTCTACTATGGAATACCGCTATGGCTAAAATTTTTCCTTCTAACTAAGTTACAATTTTACAAATGTCAGAATCTCTAGTTGAAAGATTTACGATGGTTTCGTTCTTTTCATTAACCAACATAATTCCCCAATCAGAAGAACTGTTCTTTATAAAATTTAATCTGATTCTCCTTTCTTCGCTACAGCCTTTTTCCTTTCGTATTAAATTCACAAATGTTACTGTGTCTGATACCTGTATGGCTCTAAAATCTGGTGTCATCATTTCCATAATAGTATCCTCCTTTTATTTTTTTTATTTCATTAAAGTACATGTAAATAGCACTAAATATCTCGTTTATCAAAGCAAGTTTCCCAACGCTCTCTTGGAATCGGTTTCATTTTGAGTGCCCACATAAGCTGTCTTACAGTTATCGTTGGATATAATCCATCTGTACACTTCCCGGCACGAGCATCAAATAGATTTTTAAAACCAATATCCAAATATATCGGGTCAGTAAGCCAAGGGTCTATAGCTGTCCACCATGTATGTTTCGTTTCGGGATTATACCGCTGCTGTATAACTGCTAACCCTTTATCGTCAATCTTATATAATGTACATTCGCTATATACTGGATGATTACAGATATATTGTTTTCCGTATAACGAATAATATATATCTGGCTTATCAAAATGATATCTCATTAACTCACCACCTAAGTTAAAAGAAAGAGCCCTTGTTAGGACTCAGTCTCTGATTTTTTAATCACTTTTCGATTCTTACCAGAATGTATTCTGGATTATTCAAACAAGATTTAAGCTCATTAAACATCAAATAATCTAATCGTTTTGATCTGAATACATAATTATCTGTACCGCTCTTAGTTTTAGATTCTACTAAAGTTAAGAAATATACTTTATTATATTCATTCATATCCAGTGATTTTATTGTTTCTAAACTTTTATCTAATTGAATAATTTTCATAAAATATCACTCTCCTTTCATAAAAGCATATGTTTTACGCACGAAAAAAGAAGACACTAAGTTTCCTTAGCGCCTCCTAAAATGTAACTACTTCTTAAATCTAATCAAGTTCTTAACACTGTCCCGTCCAAATGTGGATGAGAATATTCGTCCGTCCCCATCAAATTTGAATGCTTTGAGTGCAGCCCAAATACTTACAACTCCTCCAGATATGCCACCTACAGCCCACATAGCCACTTTAGCAATACGGTCTTTCTTAGCCTCATTAAGTTGCTGTGTCTTAAGCTCGTTACCCTCTTCCCTAGCAAGAGCTTTCTCGTCAGCATCATAATCTGCTTTTTCAAGTTCTGTACGCCTATCGATGTACTTGTGGAGTAGGTTCGATAACTTTTCATACTCTTCAGTACCTGGCTCCATTTCATTCAATTTTGCTGAGATTCGTCCAATCTCATCTTCCAATACACTTCTTGTGTTCATTGAATTGACCTCCTTTATTTTATAGCCATTAAAGTACTTGTTAATTGTGCGAATCCCTGACCAGAATTATTCGTTTCTTATTGAGTAAATCCTGATTAGGTACAATAGCAACATTTACCGAATATAAACCGGTGTCACCATCTTCGTCGGATACAGGTTTAATCTTGAAACTTCCGTATGCATCTCTATTACTGCATCTGATTTTATCCAGTATAATAGACATAACTACACCAATTGCAGCTCCAAGAATAAATGCTAATATAACTGCCATTTCCATTTTGAACTCTCCTTTCTATTCAATTTTCATCAATGCGAATATAAGACCTATTGCTGTCACCTTCGTACTGAAAATAAAAAAGAGAAAGCTTCTTTTATTCTTTCTCTCATTAAAGGGCATGTTTTTAATGCGAAAAGAAAGAGCCCTTGTTAGGACTCCTCTTCAACCGTATTATCGGTTTTCTTTCTAAATATTTTCTTCATATTGGATTTAATTTCATCTGAATACAATGGAAATATTAAGCTAACAAAAGTGATTACAAATATTATAATATACATGATTACTATTCCTAACCAATGCTTTTTATAAAAATCCGTACTTTCCTTTACTAAATCCCAATAATCATTCCAAAAACTTTTCATAATATAAATCCTCCTTAGATTAAAATTTATTCATTAAGGAGCATGTTTTTAATGCGAATTTATAATTTATTAATATTCTGTTCATTTACTCACAGTCATATATCGTAGTATAATATAGACGAATAATTTAAGGAGGTATTTCAAATATGAAAAAAGAAGAGTATAGCATTTTTATTGAAGAAATGGCTGATTTGGGTGATGAATGGACTGAGGACGAATTAGAAGGAACATCGTATTCCAAAATGTCCTTAGAAAGGGCCATAAGAGAAAGACGAGCATCCCTTGGTAAAATGGATGGCATAATGGGAATGGCTGGTCTCTAATCTAGTTTAGAGGATATGTCGGAATGATATCTGGCATACCCTCTTTTTCTTTATATGTTACTTTTCAGGATATGTATATGAAATTTCTATAATTCCATTATCTGGATTACGCGACATAGTTAATTCTGAGTCACCTTTTTTAGCCATAAAGAAAGAACTGTCAAATGTTAAATCCGTAGTAAATCCTGCTGATTTGCATTTATTACCATAAGTCTTAAACTGACTTGATGTTGTCTCATATATAAAAATGTCTGTCCAAGTTGAACTCTCATAATGAATGTTAATATTGTCCATTTCTGGATAAGGTAACTCAATTAGAAACGAATCTGACTCCCATTCTTCTTTAGTGACTGATGGTCCATCATATGTCTTCCATGAAGCACTCTCCTCAATGTTTTCGGTACTTTCAATATTACTATTATTTGCCTGAGTGCTATCAGATGACGTACCGCCACAACCTACAATACTTACAGCTGTTGCCGCAGTTAATAAACCTAGAATAACTTTTTTCATGTGTTTGTTCCTCCTTAAAATTATATAAATAGTATAACAATTGTCTGCTAGGTATTCAACCACAAATATAGATATAATTGTAACCTAGATTAAAGAGAAATAGTCCTGTGAACTTACCCTCTCTCAATATCCAGCAGCCAAAAGAATCGCCGATACAGTTCATAATATGTATCTTTACAACACGGTATATCAAACCTAGCTTTAAGAATATCGTATGAATACCCTTCAGTAACTCCCTGTAAAATATAGAAAGATAGTTCCAAATCAGTTAATCTTGCAACTCTTTCAATCATATCAATCCTATTAGAATAATAAGCCCTAGCCATTCCATAATCAGCCGTGCGGTCACTAACTCCTGATGATTTAACGCCAAGTCCAACTTGATAAGAATCGTATCCGTCTAATATAGAATAAGCCTTCTTCCAATCATCGTATTGTAAACAAAAATGCTTAAGTTCGTAGTATCTATGCTTGTCTATGTAATATTTGTTTTTCTCTGATAATACGGGTCGTATCTTTGTTGCCATAATATCATCTCCTTGATTATTATTGCCGGCAAGTCTATTCTAGGTTAAACTTGAGAACCAGTAAAAACAACTTCAGTGGAATTCATTAAGCCATCTATGCATAGTTGCTTCGCATGGGTAATCTTCATATTCTAATGTATCACTTGTAATACTACCATTTAGCACTCCGTTTATTATCTCCGCAGAATATTGTTTATATGGATATAAATCATCTGGTAAGACCCTATGTATATGTTTACATACTGGGCATTTGAATCGTTCTATTTTAACGATATTTGAATTTCTATTTTGCGTCCGTACACTTCTCGACACAAAGTCATAGTGTTTTAGGACAGCGCCGCATTCAAGACATGTATGAGTTCTCATAAATACTCCTTTTTGTTGAAGTATAATATAAGATACCCATTGTATTATGTGGTAAATAATGGTAATTATTTTACTCCAAAATTATCTACATAAAATAAAGAGCATCAGCTGAATGCCAATGCTCCTAAAATTATTTTTCTATTCTATTCATTTCATCTATCAATTCAGATAACTCTCTATGTGTATATACATGTTCCGTAATATCTTTTTCTTTATGACCAGATATAAGTTTTAATACGTACTCGTCCATATGTGCCCTTTTCGCTTTTGTTATAAAAGTATGTCTTGTGTAATGGGGTGTATACTCAATAGAGAATTTTAATTGTTCCATAACCTTATTAAACCTAGTTAAGTATTGATCGTAGCTCAAACCAATACCTTTCTTTTTATTAATATCATTAAATAAGAACTTGCTTCCTACAGACATTGCATCGTCATAGTATTTCTTTACAATATTCATTACTAAAGGATGTATCGGAACTATACGGTTCTTTCCTGAATCTGTTTTTATTCCACCTTGTATATATCCTTCAGCTATATGTACATTTTCCATTTTGATTTTAACCAACTCACTGGGTCTCCAGCCGCTATAACAAGCATAGATAATCATATCTGCAAATGGTACAAATTCAATACTTCGCCATAATGTATCTATTTCATTCTCTGTAAATGGACTTTTATCTTTATGATTCTGCTCTTTCTCTATAGCCACTTTCTTATCAAGTGAAAATTCTTTTGCAAAATTCCTATCAACGATTCTAGCCTCAACCGCGTATGAAAACATATGATTAAATAGATATTTCATACTTTCCTTCGTCGATGGTGATGCTGTTTTTAATTCACCTTTGTATTTACCTCTTGTTTCTATGATTGAACCATTATTTATACAGTGCTTCATATCAATTATAGTGATATCGCGCATCTTCTTCTCATACAATGATGAACAATATTTATATGCAGCTTTTGCTCTGTATCGATGAGACTCGTGGTCTACAATCCAATCATCAAACCAAATAGAATACAACTCTGAAAATGTAATGTTTTTATTATCAATATCAAACGGAGTCTTCAAATATTCTGATAATGCGCTTGCAGCCTCCCCTTTTGTTTTATAATTAGAACCGAGTGTTTTTACAATCTGTTTACTTTTGCCAGTCTCAGGATTTAGTTCCCAACCTATGGTTACTTTTGCTCTATAGCGTTTTCTACGGCTATCATAACTGATACTTCCTTCACCGTTACTGCGTCTTCCTGCCATGTTTCTCTCCTTATTAATGCGTCTTGTTGTATGCGTCTTTTGCGTCTTGTTTGCGTCTTGTCTCTCCGCTTATCACACAAAACCACACCAAATTTGACGATAAGTTGAGATGATGTAAACAACAGAAGAGAAATGTAAATCGTGCCAAAAGTCCAGTATTTATGCTTCCTCCATATACTTATTCCTTAACTGTCCACAGGCACCATCAATATCTCTGCCCATTTCCCTTCTAATTGTAACATTTAGTTCTGATGCCTGATATTATCACACCTACAAATCAAATGCGTCTTGTAATGCGTCTTTCTCACACATAACCACATTGATTCAGAACATATTATATATTACAATTGCACTCAACATTTTATCACAACAAAATAAAAAGGACAAGATTTATACCCTGTCCTTCCCGTGTAATTTATTCTTCTTTATATAATATGCCTGTGTATTCCCATAATAATTTAGGACTTATATAAAAGTCATACTGCGTAGATTCTTTTTCCTGGTTCCATTTTGAATCTACGATTTTCTTTTTAAAAGCAACCCCTATTGGTAATATACCTCGTATGATTCCCTGTCGAATAAATTGTTGGTCTTTACCCATCAGTCTTGCTACTTCTTTTACAGGGACATTCTTACCAGAGAATTCTGGGTATTCGTGTATGTCTTGTTCCATTTTGAATTCACCTCCGTTCTGGAAGTAATATTAATGAATTTCTATGTAACCTATGTACGGAGTTTTAACCTAGGTAAAAATAAGAGGGCATGTTGTATGCACGCCCCCTGATAATCTACTGTTCAGTTGTATTATTATCCTTGTTGTACTTACTTGATGATATACCAAGCATCGTTCCCATCATTGCATCAAACGCACCCGCAATTGTAAGCACTGCATCTGTATACGGGATGTGACAAGTAGCACCAACAATACCATAAAAAGTAATAAGTGCTGGTAAACCAATCATTGCAATCCACTTAAGTGCATCATAAGTTTTATTACTCATCTTCTTCATGATTTTTCCTCCTTACATTTGAGATGGAGTTCTTCTATCTCTTTATACATTTTTGTAGCCATACCGTTCCCTCCAAGATTGTGATAAGCATCATACATTTCGCAAAAGTTCGAATATGCATAAGATGGAATTTCACCCAACTTCATATATTTGTCATGATACTCTATCAACTGAACTCTTAGGAGCAGCATAGTGCCTTTGCTGTTGGCGTCCCTATCTTTTTTCTGACGCTGTAATAACCATACAATATATCCCATTAATGTCGGCATTGCTGTCGATAAGATAATTATGTATGTCTGAAACAAAACATTCTTCATTTATCATCCCTCTTTAATTTTCTATAATATCTTCAAGCATAAAATCCAATGCTGATATCTCTGCTGGGCTAAGAGCATCGTATCTTGAGTCCTCAAGCTTATCAAGTTCTTTAATATTAGCTTTGCAAATATCGATACTGGTTACGGTTCGATAATACTCAGCAATTTCTTTATTAAGACTTGGTAATGCTGCTTCGTTAATAACATAGCACTTATTCTCATCAATAATTGGAGTTCCGTCAGGATTCTTTTCAGCATAAGCCTCTGCCAACTTTATACGATTATCATCAATTAAGTTTGCTTCTTTTTCTAATACTGAAAGATTCTTCGAAATTGCGTATGACAACTTTATTGGGAGCTTTTTTGAAGATATTGCTACAAAAACCTTATACTTATCTCTTATTTCGCCTAATGTCAAATCCATTTTGAATTTCTCCTTATGCCTGCTGTATGTAGCTCATTACTGTAGCTTCAAATTCTGCTATATCTTTATCACATGATTCTTTATTCTTCAAATAAGTATCCTTGTCCTGAATAGTCTTATTCACTGAATAACTGATGCTGCCTGAGTTAATTGTTGCTGTGAGATAAACAACATCTGTTCTCATCTTTGTTTCTGCTCCAGCTACAGCTTTTTCGATGTAGCTTGTTCCTGATAATGTAATATCGCTTCTTGTTTCTAACATAATATTAATCTCCTTTTCTTTTTAAGTTACCGCCAAGCCGAATAAGCCTTGAACAGTGTATGTGAGTGTTTTGTTTCCTGTTTTTGTTGAGCCTGCTTGTAATAGCACTTTCTGATTATTAGCGTTCACGAACCAGTATACAAATGTTGCACCGGCATCTAATTCTACTGAATTTGAACTTTCACCATATCGATGAGTATTTGCTACAACACATGCTCCATTGACATAGATAGCACAATTAGTGGTTCCATAATCATCAGTGGTATCAGTCCAGACTCCAGCATTAAGTATAAATAATCCCGTACCGTTTATTGTCCATGCATAATTAAACGCTTGAATACTATTTGCTGATGTGGTTGCACGCTGATTTAACTTGTTATATCCGACTGGTATAGTCAATTGCGATGTTATTCTTGCACTGTTAGCATATATTCCAATATCATCAACTTCACTGTTACACCCTATGACAATAACACTTTCAGATGTCCCATTTCTTGCAAACTCTATTCCAGAGTTGGAATATGTAGCATTGTTAAATCGCCCAGTAGCAGTTAGCCCAAATGGCGATAATGACGACGTATACCAATTAGCATGAGTTGATATTTTACCAGTTTGATAATCGTCTGCTTCGATATTAATATTTCCACCTGTAACCGAAAGATTCTTACATGTCATGCTACCATCTTTAGTAATAGTAAGATTCGTACTACTTACACTGAATCTATTACCAGTAAGATTCAATCCACCTTTTGCCGTGATGTTGATAGTATCGGCAATGGCTTCTATCATAGACTTTAGGCGTCCAGTTTCATCTTCTTTTACGCATAATTTAAGGGTGGCGTTGGTATTGGATTCCAAATCGGCTAATTTTTCTTCTGTTTTTCCCAAGCTGTCAGAGACATCTGTGATATATTGATTAGTACTTTCCTTTACATTGTTTATAGTCGAATCAACATCCTCTGGTGCTGGAGAATAATCTGTAGCTTTTGTACCCTTTTCTATTTTCAGGCTATCTGTGTCTACATGTGCGAAGCTAAAACGCATATATGTAGCATTAGAAGGAACAACCAAAGAGCCTCTAACTCCTGTGGATTTATCTGCTACTCCGCTAATAAACTTTTTATTGCTGTCATAAAAACAAGTAGCCGGTGAATTTCCCAGGTTAGTCCATCCGCTTGCTATATAATCATTCCATTTTGACACATCAATGTAATCCGTTAAATCCCAGTAATTACCGCCGTCCATTATTTCGCCAGTGGCTGTTAAGTATTTGTTTTTGGTGGCAGTACTTTTTACAAATCTATTTACGCCACCAATCTGAATTCCATTAACTTTCAGCTCAATATCATCGCCACGGGTTTTTATAGCAGCATCAGTCTGAGCAGCTGTATAATAGTTACCCATAGCATCTTTTCTCTGATATGTCGTGGATACTGACTGTGTTATATCATTTTTTGTTTTAGTTATCTTGGAATCAGATTCTGTTTTAGTGTAATAACTTCCGAATTTAGAATTGACATTGTTTATAGCTGAATTAACATCTTCAGGTGCTGGTGTCCAGTCTGTAGCTTTATTTCCCGATTCAATCTTAATGTCCCAGAAGCTTGTAATTTTACTATAACCGTTGATTCTTATTTCACAATTCTGAGTAGCTGATGTATGAACAAATGTCCATGTATATCGTCCCGATGTTATACCATCTCCACAAAAAACTCTGTGAAAATCATCTCCTAATAAACCATGAATCCATATTGTTGCTTTACCAGTTCGATCGCCATGTTCTGTAGCCCATACGGAATCACTAACAGCTTGCAAAGTATATGTCTTACCATTTTCAAGATATACTCTTCCACCAATATATACATAGCCATCTGGTGCATTTGTACTTTTTGCTGGATTGGCTTTAGTCCAACCTGCAGAACCGGTTAACAAATTCCTTCCACCAACCTGTATTCCTTCTGGAGTAGAACCAATACTATATGAAGTGGATGTTGTATTATCAGTATATGTAATAATAGTTCGAGTCCACATATAAGGTAATGCTGATGTGGTTGTTGGTGGTGATGCTACCCATGTACCAGTTGGAACAGTCGTACCGTTTGCTGCTGCTTGGTATGTTATAGCGGTAGACTTAACACCTTTTCCTGTAGCTCCAGTATCGCCTTTTTCGCCCTTAAGGTCTTCCTGAGCTGGACACCAATCAGTAGCTTCCGTTCCTTTTTCAAGTTTCAATCCGGCAATTTGATATCTAATATTCGTAGTATTCGATTTATTAAGCTGTATATATGTATAAGAGACAACTGTATCATCAGGTATATCTGTAGCCGTTTGAAATCTTAGTTCAAAATAATGTGATTTACCATCGTTTAATATTGAATTTGCGGCTATTAATTCGTTAAATGGTGTTGAATAATTCCTGCCATCTATTGATAAAGAAATAAATACATGATTCTTGCCATTATAAAAATACAAATTATTACATGTCTTACTGATTACCGTAATATATCCACTAAGAATATATTGAGTAGATGGTTCGTAACAATCAGCAGAATCAATCTTAAACCCGGAATTAATATTATCGCCTTCACATATTACTTTTCCGCTCTTAACATATTCGCTCTTATCAATTTCAGCTGCCATTGCTTCTATATAATCATATTTAATCAAATTCCAATTAAAATTCTTTCCAGCTTCTCCAGTATCACCATAACTTCCAATTACGCAAGGTGCCGTCGTACTTGCTATTGTTCCGTCAGTATACTTAACAATCTCATAATTCCACAAATATTTTTTACTGGCAGATACAGATTGTACAGTGGTTGTCCAACCTGATGTGCTAGCAGTAACTCCTGTATTAGCATTTGTAGCCAGATAATAATTAATAACTGAACCTATACTTTTTCCATTTTGACCATTCGTACCAGGTATACCTTGATCACCTTTAGCGCCCATAGAGCTTATACCGTATGACGTGCTTATCGTATCGTCTGAATATGTGAACACTGTTCTTGTCCATAAATATTTTCCAACAGGTACTGATGGAATGTTTGGACTCCAAGTGCCAGTAGGAGCTTTTGTATTGCTATCCCCTACCTGATAAGTTACAGTTGTGTTTTTTATCGACTTAATATCATCAACTTTATTGTTAATATTATCGATTGCATCTTTAACACTGGTTCCCGAACTAAACTCCATACTCTCGGCAGATATTGCAAGTTTGAAGCTACCGTCCGTATCCTTATAATATTTAATATAATGATTACCGTCGCCGACAGCCATTTGACCGTCTTTTCCAAGATATATACCACGAACTCCGCTAGTCGCTGATTCTTTTCCTATAGAATGTATGGCGTTGTCATCTATTTTGAATCCGGCAATGGTTGCATCAAAAGCTACCAAATCTTTAACGTCTATTTTAGATGCTGTTACTGATTTGGCTCTGATTACTTGTCCGTTAATACTGTTATAATCAGTCTGTTCAGTCTCAGTGGTAATGCCATCTGTATTTAACTTATAATACAGTCCGTCCTCACCTTTTATGACAAGCTTATCTGCGACAACTGTATTACCCTCAATTAAATCACCTTTGATTGTGACACCGATTAACTCTCCAGTGATTGTCTGGTCACCAACTACTACATTCTTAATAAGACCTGACTGTGCATAAAAATGCTCCATTGCAGCCGTACCAATATTAGTAAAATCAATATTGGCGTATTTCAAATCTGCATCTTCAGAATTAAGTTTCTTGGTATTCAGTTCGTCTATGTCAGCTTTATGAGCATCAAGTTTTTCTGTTGTCGTATTCTTGAAGTTCGAAAAGTCACCGTTTAATGTACCAACAGTACCGGCTAACGCATCAAAAACTTTAGTCTTTGTATACTCAGACTCGACAACCGTAGCATCGATTTTATCACTCTTTATTGTTTTAATTTCTGCTTCAGCTGCTGTGACTTTTTCCTCAACTTCAAGCTGTTTGGTTTTTATTTCCTTAAATTCGCCTTCAGATGCAGTTAATTTCTGCTTAATTGTAGCGTTATCTGATTCAAGGGTATCGATTCTGCCTACCTGAGCATCAAGTTCATCGGTATCAACTTTATTAGAGAGTACTGTGTTGAATTCTCCAATCTTCTCGCTGTTGGTTTTAACAGCATCAGTTCTAGCAGCTGGTGAACTAAGATTACCAGTAACAACTGCTTTGTGATTCCGGATTGTCACTGTTACTCTATCGCCATCTTCGGCGTCTGTAACGGTTTCAAACGGAGTTGCAATATTTGAACCGTCTAACACTACTGCCTTTGTGCCATCTGAATAAACTTTAACAGTACCATACACAGTATTGTCTGTGTTCTCCTTGGGATTGCCTGCATTAACCATTTTGGCAAATTGGTCTTTAAGATTTTCGCTTAATGGCATTACAACGCTCACCTCCATAAGTTTTTAGTATATTTGGCAGTCTCTTCAACTGGACAACCAGATTCACAAGTTATTGATTGCGATATAACTTTCGCTTTTACATCAGTCAATCCAGCAGCTTTGTAATTCAGTCTTACACAATCACCTAAACGAGTCTGGCAATAACCATGCGTATATGTGATTGTATATTCTACTGTAGATAGTGACTTTAAAAGCTTCTCGGCGTATTCATCAACTTGTGCATTTGTTGGGATACCTGCTAAGTTCAAATCAGTAACTCTATGTATAATTTCTCTTCCTCTATTAACCGTAGAAGTAGGGCTATTTACATCATCATTTACTACTCGTGAATAATGGTAATCATTATTATTTGAGTACACTATTTCGACAACATTAGGTATTCCATATATATCATGCTCCATTGTTATACTTGGTAACAATATCGAACTATTATCATCGTTATATGTTGTCACTGGCTGCAATGACTCTAATTCTTGGGTTGGGGGAAATATAATTCTCCCCATCTCATCCAATCCAAGTTCATAATCAGCATTTGCAGCCAAATCTTTACAATATGTAAGCCAAGTATCACTGGTGTTTGCAACAAAATCTGAATATAACACTTTATCAGACTTTGACGGCACCACTGGAGCCCTACAATTATCCCTAGCCAGTCTGTATACTTCATTCATAGTATTTGATTTCTTTGGTGTGAAATATCCAAGAGCTGGAGGGTTTTCATTCAGCTCTATTAAAGGCGTATAAGCGTCTAATGTGACACTTTTTACATTTCCATCAAATGAAGAAGAAGGGGTCTGGACAAGAAATGTTCCTAAAGGCTCTTTATAAGTAACTCCATTTTGAATCGCTATAAGATATGCCCTTATATAACACTCTCCTACCAGACCCGTAATTTTAATTGATGCTGAACCCAACGTATCAGACTTTGAATCACGCTTAATTGTTGAACCAGGTTTGACCGTATCAAGTTTCTGTTTGTCTTTCCAAGTACCTGGATCAACAACGTAATACTCAAAGGTCTGTTCCATCGACTCATGCCAATCAATCATTACTTTTCTCCTTCTACTCTTGTAATTGTTAATGATACTGGTATAGTTAATTCAGTATGCTTTATATCATAACTTACTGTTACACTAGCCCAATATCCGCTTCCTGATGGTTCTCTAACATATACATCTCCCATCCATGTTGAGAGTCTTCTTATTGCATATAAAGTATCTTTATCATTCCTTGGTATCTCTACACTCCATGTTGATGTACTTCCTAACTGTGTTCCATAGTAAGATACTGGGTGCTTTCGACCAGCATATTCAACAAGAGATTTATCTGGAGCATTACTGTCACTAACATCAAGATTATACTTTAGTAACAATAAAGAACCAGTCCATGGCGTTTGTTCCTGTGCGTCAACTGTAGCATTTTCAAGATTTCTCCATTTTTCATCCCATTGAATCACCGCAAAACGGCATCCCATTGGATATCCAGGAGCGTCATAGTAACTAATAGTTCCCGTAGATTTTTCTGTTGCTACAATCCTATATCTTGCATAATCCAGACCTGGATGAGGGTCAGTAATATATGTATTTTTGTTATTTTCAATATTTGAGATTATTTCAGTGAATGAACCATCGAATTCACGACGAAATACTGATATTATGACCTTATCTGTTTCTTTATTATTCATGTCAAGACAATAAGGTCTTAGATAAGCTGTGAAATTTTTCTTATTCACACTTATTGAGATATTAGGTTTGTACTTTATAGCATCCCATGCAACATTAAATGATAATGTTTTTTGTACAGACAAACCTGAATTCATTGATGCAACACATGTAATTGTGTAATGCATACCGTTTTTTATAGCTATGTTATATGCTGATATCTCAGCTTTCAAACTTGTAAATATATCGAAGTACTGTGAATATACATCATCTCCAGAATTGACAATCTTATCTTCTCCAACAGCATCAACTGTGGTATAAGATTCTTCGGCTGTTATAGTGAGATGATAGCCTATTGGAGACTGAGTTTTCGGTCCTGTAACTGCTGAAATATAAAACGGAAATGCTGATATTGTTTCTACGGAAACACCTGATGCATTAGTGAGTCCAAGTTCTAATGTAGGTTGAGCATAAATATTCACCTGCCTCTGTACTGACCATGGACCATATTCATTTGTTGCTCCAGCCGTCTTAACTCGCCATTTTAATACTGTTCCTTCTGTATACTGAGAAGTATTTATAGAGAAAGAACTCGTTTTATCTTTTTCTTCCTCATCTGTACTATTCTTTTGAGTATAAGTTTTAACAGTTCCATTAACATCAATCTCTACCTGAGCAAATGTTTGACTTGAATTATCTTTTGCATTGTGTACCCAATATAAATTCAATGGTTCACCTACGATAGCTGTAGCTGTAGATGACCATGTTGTAGGAGCTGCTGGAGCAGAGCCTATTGTTAATGAAACAATATCACTCCACTCTGAATCTCCTTTACTATTCGTAGCAGCAACTCTGAAAAACCATTCTTTACCAGTATCAAGTCCTATAACATGCGCTCTGTTAGTCGTTACAGATAATGAACTGGTTTGTGATGATGTATCAAAGTAATCACGGTTCGTAACATATTCAATTTTATACCCCGTCGCTGTGGAAGATTTGTCAAAATCTAATACAACTGATGTTTTACTATCAGCCGAAGCAACGACATTAGTAACTGGCGCAGGTATAGTTAATAGCTCACTTGTAAATTCTGAATACTCTCCATATATCTTAGATGAGTAATAAAGATTGATGGCTCTACATCTAACTCGGTATTTTCCGCCAGCTATTACATTTGTAGACATAGAAGCCATACATAACTTTACATCAACGATTGTGCTATTAACTTTAACTAAATCGTTGAATACTTCAAATTCTATCTGGTCCGTTCTTGGATCTGATATGTTTTCTATAGACGCTGTTAACTTTAATTTTTCAATTTCAGTTGTAGGTGTCTTTGGAGTTTCAGGAGGGTCTCCAGCCAATGAAAACTCTTCTTCATTTGCCTCGCCTGTCCAATAGGATGTCTCATTATCGTTAACTGTATAAGTCTTTGATACTGGGGTAACCTTGACTTTGATTCTAAGCGCATTGCTAGGTGGTGACGAGTATACCGAATGAGTAGATGTTGGCGAATCGGATGAGCCTTCAAACCATATGTCATCTCCAGTATCATAATACCATTGCACATCATAATTCTCTAATGTGTCAGTTATAGTTTCAGTAGATTCACCACTTCCACCACTCAAATCGTTAACATTAATCGGGCTTTGTATGTCATGGCCTCCACCCTGATTTTCACCAAGTACAGCTCTGTCTCCGGATACCTGAATAACCATCCATGTCTCGCTAAAACACCAATCAGCTATTTCTACTCCATTATACCAAGTTGCACCATCGTTAATTGTGACCCAGTCACCTTCATTGACTCCGCCACCAGTAGACTGTGATATGGAACTGTCAAAATCCCATGTAGCATAATATGCGCTACTGCCAGTCTGTCGTTTTATAGTCAAACCTGATACGCTAGCCATATCATGACCTCCTATCTATTCTAGCTGCTCTTATTAATTCCTGTACAGCATCAGATACTGCACTTCCATCATCATATGTTATTCCACCAACGTTGTATATTGGTTTAGAAAGACCATTTAAACTCTTATCAAGTTTGTTAATAGCCGAAATAACTTCATCATTATTTCCATTTTGACGATTACGATTCATCATTGTAGCAACTGTATTAAAGCCTCCAGAAATACCTATAGTACCTCCTGTAGGCATCATAGCTGCTATCGCTCCAACACCTGTCTGAACATCCGACAAATCCACGACAGGTCTTATAGTTGGTTGCATATCCATATCACCATTTATAAGTTCTGATATCTTTGATATAGCTGAACTCATTCCGTCTATTGTATCTGAACCAACAGATTTGGCAGTGTCATACACTTTAGATGAGAAAGTTTTTATACCATTCACAAGTCCTAAATCTATGTATTTACCATATTGTTTAAATACTCTGGACGGCGAATGGATGCCAAGAACATCTTTGAATTTTGCACCTATATCAGTTGCTATACCGCCAACTGTAGATTTGATTTTATCTTTAGCAGACTCCATTCCATTCCTAAGACCTTCCATTGCATCTTTACCCCATGTCTTAAAATCGTTTTTAGCTTCCTGTATTTTCTTACCAGCCTTTTTCATAGTATCGCCGACACATGACACAATCTTAGGTGCTTTTTCTTCAAAACCGTCTTTGATTTTTTGACAAAGCTGTTGTCCTTTTTCTTTCATGTCAGAAAACTTCTCTTTGACTTTGCCGACAAGTTTGGATGCTAACTTTCCAACCGCCTCAACCGCGTCTCCAACCTTATTACCAAATCCTTTAATAAGACCGGCTATTGAAAATTCGCCGATTTCTTCAAATTCAGTGGATGGTGAATGAATACCTAAGAATCCTTTTATTCCTGTAATAATCGAATCAACCAATTTCTTAAGTGATTCTCTCAATCGTTCGCCATTATTCGCGATGGCGTCTGAAAATCCGTCAAGAAATGCAAAGAATACATCAACGCCACACTGAATTATGTCTGGTAATTTATTAGCTATTGCTTCTGCAAAATTAATGATTATATCTATTACAATTTCTGTTATCTGACCTATATTGTCTCTTATGCCGGTTAACAATGTCATGATTATAGATATTCCAGCAGCTAATATCTCTGGCAGATGCTCTGCTATTGATGTTAATAATGATGTAATAAGTAGCAATGCACCCTCTACAATCATTGGAATACATGTTGTAAATGTAGTCACAAGCGATGTAACAATTGTAGTAATTATTGTAGGAATTAATGTTATAAAAGCCTGTATTGTTGCAGTAAATGCTTGTATAGCTACTGGTCCTAACATAACCAATGTTGTAAGACCTTGTGCAAACATTTGTAATCCTGCACCAGCTCCTAAGCATCCTACGCCTAGTAATGCAATAGCTCCTGCTATACCAATCATTGGCGCGACAACTGGACCAAGCAATAAACCTGCTAATCCAAGAACCGCTAATGAACCAGCCAATGCTAATAATGCAACACCAATCTCTCCTAATGACATTGAACCTAGTTGCTGCAACACTGGTAAGAATACTGATAAGGCTAAGGCAACTACTACTAATGCAGCAGCACCTGCAACACAATTATTCATAACCATTACGGCGGCACCTATAGATATCAAGCATCCTGCGAGTAATAGCAAACTACCCATCAGACTAGCATCTACATTAAATGACGTTAGTACCTGAATAAGTGCAGCTAAAGATAAAACTACCGCAGCCATCATTGCTAAAGCAGCCACAGCCTTAATTGATATATTTCCAGCTTTACTTATAAGATACATAGCGCCTGATAAACTTAAAAGCACTAACGATATGGCTCCTGCCGCAACTAGCGCTCTTTCTGTCGGTATAAATGATATTCCAATAAGCAAACCGCCAAGTAACCCAATTATTACAGCCATTACTATAAGTGAACCAGTTGCTTTCTTTATATAAGAAGCATTTCGCTCAATAAGCGCAAACAATCCCATAAGTATACCAAGACAAACTGTAGCGCCAGCTATCTTTTCAGGTTTTAGCAACGATAAAACAGTTACAGCAGCCGCCATTACGGCTATTGTTACGGCTATTGCTAAAATCGCTCCACCGGCATTCTTGTCTATTTTCTTTGCACTTGCTACTACTTTTATTAACGTGCCAATAACAACACCAAATACAACGATTGCTGCTACACCCTGCTTCAGCTTATCTGGCTGGAGCAAACCAAGAACAAGACAAACACCAGCCATTACAGCCATGCATAATGATATAGCTATTAATAATCCACTAAGTTTAGCTATTTGCTGTTCTTTACATATGAGTGTGGCTTTAACTAAGAGATCAATAAAAATTATAAATACTGCCATCATTGCAATACCACCAACAATCTCATTAGTGGTCATATTTCCAACAATCTTGGCAACTTGGCACATCAACAACATTGATACTGATATGGCTATAAGTAATCCACTCAGTTTAGCTATCTGCTGTTCCTTGCATATGAGTGTGGCTTTAACTAGGTAATTTATGAATATTATAAATACCACCATCATTCCAACGCCGCCAGCAATTTCATTAATTGTCATGTTTCCGACAATCTTAGCGACCACGCACATTAATAGCATTGCTGATGATATGGCTATAAGTAATCCACTCAGTTTAGCTATCTGCTGTTCTTTGCCTATTTTTGTCACTTTCATAAGTGCAACTATTAAAAGTATATAAATTCCAGCTATAGCAACTATTCCACACATACCTTGAAAATATTTATCAGTATTCATTGAACCTAATACTGATACTGAAGCAACCATTAATAACATTGTAATTGCCATCTGCTTAAATATTTTGTTAGCCTGTTTTAATGCTTTACCCTGGTCAGATTTTACTACAGTCCCCATAGCAGCCATAACAAGAATCATTGCACCAACAAGTGCGGTTATTCCAAGCATACCTTGTGTATATTTATCAGAGTCCATGGAACCAAGTATTTTAACTGTTGCTGCCATTAATAATAATGCTATTCCGAGATTAAGCATTGCTGTTTTCAATCCGTCAAGTTTGAAACTCTTGCTTTCTCCATCAAACTCAACAGCAGATTTAGAAAACTTATCCATAGCAATTGCTATTCCGGCTAACGCTACTGATAATACAATCATAGCCCCAACAGATTGCCACAATCTATCTGGATCTACTTTAGAAAAGATGAGCACTGCTCCAGCTAGCATTAATGCTGCCAACGCAACATTCTGTATTGCTTTTGTTTTCTTTTCCAACGCAGAGGCTTTAAGGTTTTTCTTCATAGCCTTACCAACGCCCTCTATTGCATCAGAAATTGACTCCATTACAGCTAAAGGTGATGTAAGTCTATCAGCTGCCTCAGCTAATTTATTAGCGACTAACAGCATACCAACACCAGCACCAGCAGAAACGATCTTACTGATACTGTCTCCGAGTTTTATTTCTTTGAATTTGCCCAATATATCTGAGCCAAATGTCTTTATAGTATCCCAAACTTTCGATGATGAGTTTTTGATACCATTGATCAGACCCTCTACCAAATATTCACCATCAGCTTCAGTTTCTTTTGAAGGTGAATGAATGCCAAGAACTTCTCTGAATTTAGATAACAATTTATCAGCTATCTCTTTCATTGTATCTGGAATAATAGATAAACCTATAGACAACCCTTTCTTCAATCCAGCTATAATAAATTCGCCAGCTTCTGAAAGGTCAATATTCTTAATTGTATCTATAAACTTTTGAATCTTAGGTGACTCACCAAGATAATCTAAAAGTTTCTTTATTCCGTCGATTACAACTTTTAATCCTTCTCCTACTTTCTTGAAAGATTTTTCGATGTAATCATTATTTTTCAACCAATTACGAAGATTAACAAGCGCTTCACCTATATAACCTGTAAATTCAATGATGTCTATATCAAATGCACTAAGGATTCCTTTCAATGCTTTAAATGCAACTGTAAGACCAGAACTTAAAACCATTCGCACAATATCAATTACTGCAAACAATCCTTTGAAAGTCTGCTCTACATCGTATGCATGTGTGCTACTGAATTCTTTCATCTTTTCAGTGAGTGCATTAAATCCATCGATAACGCCATAAATCTTAGCAACGGATGGCGCTGGGAATATCTCAGAGAATGCGTCCTTTATAGCTGTAAATGTAATTATGAGAGTTTCTCCAATATTACCAAGTCCATCCCATAATAAAGTTCTACCATCCTTTGCGCTCATATCGTTAATGAGTTCTTCTATAGATTTGCCAGTTTTCTCAGACTGTTTTTCCAAATCTCTATACATAGAAATCTCGTCATCGGTCAAACCAGCATTTCTTAACTGTTCATCTGAAAGCTTCGCCAATTGCTTAGATTCATTTTGAATTTCTTCAGTAGAGTCCCCTAATGAATCTGCAAACTTAGCTTCTGATTCCTGCACATCTTCTACTGTAAGTTCGTATTCATAACCTTTATTAACTAAATCCTGTATAACTTGATGATTATATCCGGTTTCATCAAGCAATTCATATCGTCCTGTATCGGAATTCTTATAATCGCCTCTCCATACATCAGTTACTACTTTCTGATAATATTCGAGACTATTTGCTAAATTATTTATCTGTTTAACAGTTTTTCCAACGTCAGAATTCTCTAGTTTATTAAGCATATTAGTAAAAGGATTAAAAGACATAACTCCCTCTACTAATTTATTTCTTGCCTCTGAAGCGTTGTTGATTAACTTGCTAAGAACATCTGAAACATTTGTCCAGAGTTCCTTAGCCTCTTCAAAGTCGCCAATTATTAATCGCCATGTCGTTGTCCAGCCAGAACCAAGTGCCTCCTTGAGTGTGTCTATAAGCTGCGTGAATGTCTTAACCTTTGTTGCTGCTTCACCAGCAGTTTTAGCCATATTGGCCATATCTATAGCCTGTTCTTCTGAATATCCTTCATCAACAAACTTCTGAATAGCAGCTGCATATTCTTCTTCAGTATCAGCAGCTGTAGAAAACATATCTAAAGTCTCGGTCAGAACATCAGTCGTCAACCAACCCTTTGACAGTGATTCTCTAAATGAACCAGCAGCATCAATATATGCTTGTGCCCCAGTTCCCAGTTTTTCGGATGTTCTTATTAATGCATTCTGAAATACCTGACCGCCCATGCCAGCATTAACAACTGAATTCCAGTCCATAAGTTTAACTGTACCAGATGCCAAAGCCTGTGAAAGCTGATACATAGCAGTAGACGCCTGTTGAGATGTTGAACCTGACACTGCGGCTAGATTGGCTATACCCTGAATGGCCGACACGGAAGCATCCAACTTAACACCTGCTGCTGTGAAAGTACCGATATTACGTGTCATCTCCGTAAAATTATATATGGTCTTATCAGCGTAAGTATTTAACTGGTCAAGTGCGGCATTAACCTGTTTTACATTTGTTCCCTCTTTCTGAGTATTCGCCAGAATCGTCTGAACTGCGTTCATCTGAGTTTCATACTCGTTAAAACCATCTCGAACTGGGTCAATGGTTATAGCTGATGCAATTCTCTTTCCAGCATTAACCGCAGAATTAGTTATATTAGCCAATGCAGTAACACCTATTACTTCCATTGCTGAGAACTTCGCCTGTACTGCTTCTATACCAGAAGCCACACCTGAAAACTCAAGTTTTTTAGTAGCATTTCCAACGTCTTCAAGTCCTTTAGAAACACCATTAAAATTAAGTTTGGCTTTTAACTTATCTAATGTTGACATACTCGTCTGAACATTTTTCTCAAACTGAGCATTATCAAACCGCATTTCGACGACACGCTCGTCAACTTCTTTGCTACTCATGCTTTAGTAACCTCCCTCCAAGCGTTATCTGCGATTGTGTCAAAAATAGGCTGGATAGCAGGATTAATATAATCTCGACCCTGAACCCAGCCTCCGTTTCCAGTGGCATGTCCATATTGCAAAATTATTGCTATAGGAACGCCATTGTTTATATTCGAATTTTTAAACTCGATTGAAACACTTCCATTTTGACGATTTATCTCGTAATACCACGAATTGGCGGTTACTCCTGTGTCTATAGGTGTAGCAGACGCAAGGGCTGCCACTCCCTCTCGACCATACTTGTCTAATACGCCGATTCGAGCAGCCTCTCTAACCCTTTCAAAGTATTTATTCAACTTCGAAAAGTCGCCCTTTTGTCTGAAGTTAATCATAGTTATACCTTTATTATTTAATTTTTAATATAGTGTCAGGGTAAATTAAATCTGGGTTATCGATTCCATTTAATTCAACCAGTTCATCTACCGTTGTATTGTATCTTGCAGCGATTTCTGATAATGTGTCCCCAGGTCTAACCTGATATACTACATCACAGTCGTCATCCCTCGAAGAACCTGCCTTAACAATGATTTCATTTCCGGGATAAATTAAATCTGGGTTATCGATTCCATTTAATTCAACCAGTTCATCTACCGTTGTATTGTATCTTGCAGCGATTTCTGATAATGTGTCCCCAGACTGTATCACATAAGTGACTGGTTCATCTGACGATTCTTCTGGCTCTTCAATAGCAGGTTCATCTGTAGTCTCATCTTCTGGTTCATCTACAACATCTGATGTGAACCCATTAAGTCCTAAATACTTAATAATCGATGGATAATCTTTGTATGCCACATTCTTATCAACTGTATTTTCTGTAATACCATCGACATAATCAGTTGATGAATACTGCCAAATGCCATATTCCTTTACATACTGTGGTTCTGAGCCATATCTAGCAACCCACTTATCGAACTCGTCTAATCCATCAAGATTTAAGCGGTCTTTGAAGCTGAATATGTCGCCGCCATAAATCATTGCATAATAACCAGCAGCTTCCATAACCTTGCAAAATGCTATGGTAGCTACGGTAGCACCATCTTTATCTTCTGGTTCAGTACCTTCCAAATCGATAGCAACCGGCATTTCAAATTTCTTACCAGCAATAATATCCAAGAAACGTCTAGCATCAGCGATTCCTGCTTCTTCTGATGTAAAATTCGGTCCTGGAAAATAATAGGCTCCTACATTTAATCCGGCAGCTTTTGCTCCTGCATAATTCTTTTCAAACATTGATTCTGTATAAATTCCATCTTCAGAACCGCCAGCCTTAACAAATGCAAAATTAATACCAGTCTTAGCTACTGCGTTCCAATCTATATTTCCCTGATAATGTGATACATCAATTCCATAAAATTCCATAATAATCATCCTTTCGTGTGTGCTTTTCGTCTTGCTGCATTTACAGCAGCATGATGATTAAGTAATTCCCGTTGACTATGCTTCTTAGGTGGTGAATCTTTTACTTCACAAACCCGTATTAATGTTATTAACTTATTGAGATGCCATTTCTGAAACTCAATAGGTATCTGACATTTAATCATCCAATAATAAATAAGCTCCGCGGTCACTTTTTCTCGGCTAGGGGTTTTAGGCCCTCTATCAGAAAAAGTAGTGGCAGTCATCGGAGCTTCAATGTAGTCTAAAATTTCTTTTATATTTTCTTTTGTTAAGCGGTCATATATTTCATCAGGAACATGCGGTGTAAGTGTCATACATCGAATGTAATCCAGATTCTCTTCTTCGTTTTTCTCTGATGATATGAATGGCTTACAATGCCTTTCTTCCCATTTTGAAAGTGAGATAAGAGAATGTTCAAGTTGTAGCACATACGGCTTACCAGATTCGTGATATACAAATTCTTCCCTCAACTCATCCCATTCTTCTAATAAAGGTGGTGGAACAACTATCTGAAGCATATCTCTTACCTCCCTGATTTTTCTTAGTTATACTTAGCCATTAACTCATTAGTTTTCTTCTGGAGTTCGGTTTTATCAATACTCTTTGGCATAATGCCGTTAATGAATTCAGCAGCCTTTTCTGCATCTGATACCAGTTCCATGAAGATAATAGAATAAGCTGGATTCTCCACAAATTCCTTCTTAGTATCATCATCTTTCATAAATCTCTTACCATCTGCTGATTTCTTACCGTATGCCATAAGAACAAGTTCCTTGAAAATCTTAATAAGTTCAGACTGGTCCTTTGCGTTAACTATCTTCTCAATTGTTTCTGCGAATCCGCCAACTGTACCAATCTGAAGCTCTGTAATCTCGGCCTCAGTAAGATTAAAATAAAAGTCCTCGGTTCTTTCTGTATCATTCCAATCTTCATATGTTTTTGTAATCTTTAACATATCGTAAATTCTCCTTCCTAAATAAAAAGACCCCGCTATATTTCAAGCGGAGTCAAAAATGATCATAATATTCTTATTATTCTGCTGCTTTCATGAGAGTTACTATTTCATCAGGAAGCGGAAGTCTTGGACCATCTCCAGCATCTGCACCGAAGAGAATGTCTTCAAGCTTCTTAAGCTTCTGAGCATCAACCTTTGTGCTGTCAATAATAACTGTTGCTGTTGGCTTAAATCCTTCAACCTCAACCGGAGTTGTTGAAATCTCCCATGATAATGTAATAGCATCTGGGTCATTATTAACGGTATTGTAAGCTTTCTCTGATGGTGCAGCTAAAGCTCCATATACAATATGTAACTTATAGCCGTGATTATTCTTATCAATATCGTTACCAAGAATTGTCTTATAAGCAAGACCAAACTGCTTTCTATCCTGCTGACCAAATGCAACACCATCAACGACAGCCTTTGAACCATCACACTCATCAAATTCAACTGGTGACTGATAAGCTTCAATTGTTGCACCAAATTCCTCTGTTGATAAAAGGTTAATATACTTGATGTTGTCAGCATATAATGCTGTTGATTCAGCTCCAGATGGACTCTCTGTAACTGCTGTTAAACCATTCCAAGCAACGCCCTTTGGATATTTTCCGTTCTCGTCCTGAACGTATAATACACCATTGCTAATACCTGTTTCATATAAACGTTCCCCAGAAACGTCCCATTTTAACTTAGCCATTTATGTTCCTCCATTAAAAATATAGTGTTAATACATCATGGTAAAGGTTGTCAGATATATACTGCCTGTCATATGAGCAATACTGTAATCCCAGTAACTTATCGATTACTGAATTATCTGGTCGTTTATCAATTACCGTGACTGTATATCTTGTGTTTGCTGTATATACTGAGTTATCCGCTTTTCTTATATCTCTGTTGTTCAGTGAATACACTATAGCTGGATACTCCATTTTGACTGAGGCGGGGGATTGATAATACACATGCCTAGTTCCCAATAACTCTTCAAGTTTTGTCTGCAATTCAAGCCTGCTCGCCATTGTATACACCCCCTACAGTCAGTATTAATCTAGGAGGAGTGGAAGCATCTATATCAGTCACTTTCCATTTCTCCCCCTTGATTTCAACATAAACAATCGATGAGCAATGCTCAAAAGCATATGGATTTGCAATTATGCTTATGGAATTCAATAAGTTGATGTTGTCATTAATTCCACTGGAATTCTGTCGTCTCCATCTATCACTAAGCAGTTCGCCTTTATACACTTTCTCAACTACTTCATCTACCCATAATCCAGGCTCAACTTCACCGTTAACTGCAAATCCAACATTTCCAGTCCATTTGCTCATCTTTTTATCCTCCGACTACTTAGACTTAACTGTTGCGAGCTTAGCTGTTGTGGCCGCAGAACTGTCAGCTGTTACATATGTAACTGTTGCTACCTCTGACGCAACTTTGCAGCTGATTGGCTTATAAGAAGCGCCATCAACTACTACAACCATTCCTTCTAAGAACAGCTTTTCAAGAGTTTCAGCATCAATCGATACCTTGCACTCTGCATCTGAATAAGCAACTCCGTCAGCCTTTGTATAGACCTTATTTGCAGCAACATACATGCTGTCATCATGGTGAAATACTCTATCCATCATTCTTCCTCCTACTTATTTACTTTTTTAGACTTATTAGGCATCTTCTTCAAGCGCAATAGCTGAATACAGCTTTGTTAATGAACCTGAAAGTCTTGTTTCAAGCATATACTTGTATCTATTGAAATCCATATCAAAGTCGTCAAACTTTGTGATTTCACCACCCTTTGTGGAACCGAACTGATAGTCTCCAAGATTAACAAAGAGACCTACAAGCTTCTTAGTTCCGCCTGAAGTTACCTCTCTTGTCTTTCCCTCAAACTGCTCTACGGTGTAGATATTTTCTACATTAAGTGCTGCTGCAAGGTCAGCCTTTGAAGAGTAGATTCTTCTACCGTTAAGATCTCTAGCGAGTAACATAACATTAAGTGCATGTGGTGTGCAGTAGTAATCAAGGCTACCCGAACCCTTATACTTTTCTCTTGCATTAAGTGCTGCGGCAATTGTTGCTTCAGCCTTAATGTATTCTTCTCCGAAGTTAGCTCCAGTATTAGTACCATTGAGCTTTGTCTTCATTTCTTCATAGTCGATTGACTGATGAATACAATAAAGATCATTATCATTCCAAATAGAACGAATATGCTCTTCGTGAATTTTATCTGGGTCAGCCTCATCTCTACTATCACCAATTAAAGCAGCAAGAGCAAGTTCCTCATCAAGAATATGTCTCATGAGTCTCCACTGATATCCTACAACATCAAAATCTACGATATCAGTAATATCATCTCTGTGCATATCTGCTTTGATAAATATTGTCTGTGGATCGGTTGTTCTTCCAATAAGCTTGATGTCAGCCATTTCCTGCTTATAAGAACCCTTCTTCTGATATCCCTTGGCTCTGAGTTCAGCAATACGAGCATCAGCCTGTCTTGTTCTGATTCTACTAATTGGACTCTTATGAATACCAGAAATTACATGTCCAATCCAGCTCTGATCTCTCTCGAGTGTTTCTGGCTCACCCTTCTTAAGAAGCTCATATTCTGGGAATAACTTCTCTGTTTCATCTCCAAACACACCATGAGCTAATGTACCGCTCTCTTCTGCAAAGATTTCCATAGCAGCTTTAAGACTTCCAACACCTGTCTGCTTAGCAAGTGAAATAATCTGCTGCTCATCTGAGTGACTAAGAACATTAGACTGTCTTGTATCACCTTCATTGTCGAAAACATTATGTTTCATGTTTCCATTTCCTCCTTTTTCATCTTCATCATCAGCTCCATCTTCTCGAGCCATTCCAATAAGTGTATAAAGAACATTCTTCTGTTCTTCATTCATTGTCTTGATTACATCTTTAACAGTCTTATCATCACTGTTGTCTTCCTGTGACTTTGCGTTGTCTGCCATTTCCTGCTTGTCCTCCTTTTTCTCTGACTCATCAGCCGAGTGATAAAGCATGATATTCTCATCATACGAAGCGTATAATGTATCCTCTTCCTCAACACTGTGAGCCATAACAAAATCCACGTACGCACCTGGGTTCGCTCCAGCCAATACAAGACTGAGTTCCCTGATGTTTCCGTGGATTACATCATTACCTATCTGCTTTAACTGATTTGCCCATATCGACAATGATTTAACATCGCCTTTCTGAACCAGTTTCTTCGCCATCTGACCCTGTTCAGTATCATTGAATATACCGTATGCATAAACACCATCTTTACGATTTTCCAATACCGCATGTCCTAATACAGCATTAGGGTCATTGTGTTCATGGTTCCACACAAGCGGAACCTCACAGCCATCGTTATCAACGAATGCATTCTGTCGTATTGTTCGACCATCCTGACACAGCAAGTCATTTCTAGTAGCATAGCCACTAAAATCGTAGTTACTCATTTTGACTTTTTCCTCCTTCTCCATATTCTTCATTTCCCTCACTAGGAACATTATCTTCTTTAGCCTGACTAATGTTACTATTAATAAGCTGGTCCGCCTTAGGGTCATTAGAAGGCTTCATTCCAACAATCTGGCGAATTTCATTTGAAGTCATAATTTCATTTCTAGTGAATTTATCTGCGATTTCAGCAATATCGTTTACTGGAACCAGTTTAAATGGGTCTCTAAAGAACGATATTGATTGCAGCTGAGTACGAGCTGTTTTTGTAAGGAACTTACGCTTCAGCTCATCAACGATAGCCGATACAATCGGTTCGACTGTTCGGTTGTTATAGTTAAGCATTGTTTTTTCATCAGCAGTTCCGTCTAAAACTGACTGGGTAATGCCTATTTGACTGTATACCATATTAGTCAGGTATTCGACTTGTTTCATGAGATTGTTTTCTACTGAACGGTTAAGCTGAGTGATTTTCTCGGTACCATCGGTATATGCAATTCCATATTTACCTTCTGCCAACTGTTGTTCTATATCTTTTCGACGCTGATTAGCCTGTTCACGCCTAGCTTCTGACTTGACTACATACGGCAACTGAATGATTAAATCCAGCTTTCCTGATGCCGTTTGTTCATCTGTCACATCTAGTAAACTTAATTTTCTCATAAGTCGCTGCATCGTTGAATTAGGCTCATTGACTATGGCAAATAATGGATTTTCAATAATTGCCACGTCTCGCTTAGCCAGCATAAGGTCTTCTTTCTCTCCAGTACGGTCATTGTAAAGCCTTACTTTGACATGTGCTGGATACCATTCAAGAATCTTTCCAGTTCTCATTGTAAGTATGTCATATGAATCAGTGCTTGCTGGATTCAAATCTGTGTCAACTGGAACAAGTGCAACCACACCCTCATCCAACATAGACATAACTGCATCCTGTATAAATGCTCGTCCACTCTGGTCTACATTTGCTTCCAGATTCAAACAATTGTTGAGTCCAGAATCGATTTTTTCTATGAATCGATTGTTCTCATCCAATCTGCAATGCATTATATCTATTGCCGCCACATCCATCGCTATTCGATTGAATATTGCAGTAATAATTGAACGCTCATTTCCACGACTTAATCTCGGTCGGTCGGGTCGTATGGAATAACTAGAACCAAGATTCCTATTATAATAAGCTGTAGGGTCTCGATTCATAAACGCATTAAATGCGTGCTTCATTCTATCAGTAATAGATAACTCCATTTAATTTGTCTCCTACTCAAAAGCCTCACGATTGTGCTTATATGCTACAAATGCATCCATCATTGCAGCCACAGCGTCAATCTTGGCATCGTATCTGTTTTTATATAATTTACGGTTACCATTGGTATCTTCTATGGTGATACAATTTCCCATTGTGAATGTCATCAACCCCTCGTCGAACAACAACATTCTTTCTTCAGCTAATTTCTTTAACTCTCCTAATGGTACAGATTCAGTCTTAGCCCCCTGTATAACTTTTTCTATTCCGTATGCTCCATTTTCTCGTTCCCATCGTTCAACAAACTCTTTAGCATTATATGGGTCATAACCGAAGCATCTTACGTCATAAGCGGTTCGAATTATGAATTCATCCAAATCATCATAAACCTGCATCATGTCTAAGATATTTCCAGGCATAACAATAAGACTACCTTCATTAATGAACTCTTCATATTTATTCCTAAGAGCCAAAGGTAGTTTTTTTAATGTTAATTCTGTTATATAGTTACGGGTTTTAACTCCGAATGAACCGCTGGATAGAGGAAATAGAAATGTAAAAGCACAGAAATCGTCGCCTTGAGAAAGGTCTGCTCCCAACGCACAAGGCATCTGCCAAAATTCCTTCTTTCTATGTGGAAGAGTTTCTTCATATGTAAAGTAATACGTATAACCTTCCATCGGAAGTCCGAATCGCTTTGCAAGTATATCGTTTCTCTTAGCAGGATTTTTTTCAGCTGTTTCGACCGCTTCTTGATATGTCTCATATGTAACGGTCTTATCCAGATTAGGATTGGCTTTGAGCCACTTAGACGGGTCACCTACTTCATCAATGCTGTCGAGCTTGTACCAGAAAATAGATGTATGAGGAGCATTATGTTCTCCCTTAAGGATTTTCATTAACTCCATTTTGATTGAATCGCCAGAACCATTACGAACAGTACCTTCGGAACTAATGGCGACTATTAAATAATCGTCATTCTGTCCACCACCCTGTTCCTTTGCAGCTCCCTGTTCAAGTGTCTCAACAACATCTTCTCTAACATCACCAGAAAGCCATTCGTCGACAGTGGCCACTTTAACTCGTAATCCCTGCAATTTATCGATTGACATAGGTCTTACTTCTAGCAATGAGCCTGTAAGGAAATTCTGTATACCCTTCTTAGTACTTGCTAGTTTAACTCGGTTAGCTTTTGAACCGGTTGTGTTCTGCAATGAACCTTCTGTTAAGAATTGATATAATGGACCTCTGGCTCTTGTTATGGCTGTTCTAAAAGGTGACATAACCTCTTCTGCCTGGGCCATTGTTGGGGCTGTTGTTATCTGATGCGATGTAGATGTATCTACATTCAAGAAATAATTTTGTATGCATGATGCATACATTGACTTAGCTGCGCCTCTGGCAACGATTAAATACTGCTTATTTATAAGCCTTTTTCTTATGATTTTCTTCTCGTAATGTCCGCCATGATTATCTTTGTCTGGCACGTAAATACTTCGTTCTATATAATAATACCAACCAAAAATTTCCTCAGCCCACAGCTTAAATGAATCGAGAAGAAATAGATCATCGCCATTAGTTAATGTAAGTTCACTCTCACAATATTTTATAAAGCCATTTACCGCTTTATCGTCATACCATACACCAGGATTTGCTATAAGAGCATCTATACGATTCATCTCCATAGAAATTTCCTCGCATACTGGTATTTCGCCTCTAATTACGGCATCTCGAAACCTGCCATAATAAATCGGTGTGGCTGTATTCGATAACGCCATATATTCTCCTTAATTAATACCTTCCTGAGAACAGTTTATCGTGCTCTCTTTTCTGAGCTTCTGTCATTGTATACCCAGAATTACTCTTTGTTGATCCTTTAGTCTTTTTACTATTACGCTTCTCAAAGTAATCTTCTACCTGTGCAATTGTCTTCTTATTAGCTGCATCTTTAGCTTCCTGAGCAAGCTTCTGTGATTTTGTTAATGGCTCTTTTTTATTGAGTCCAATAGCATCTCTAACCTGTTTATCAATATAATCACCAAGTATTTTTGTTCCCTTGTCTTTAATAATTGATACAGATGTATCTTTAATAAGATTGACAAATTTCTGACCAGCAGTTTTGTGCTCTGGAGTAAGCTCTTTTAATCTTTGTTCTAATCGAAGTCTATCTACCCTATCCTGCAATTCCTGATTACTCATCTCACTAATACTCTTCTGATAAATCTGTTTGTTGGCACTAGTCTTATTATTAAATGCTATAAGGTGTTTTTTACCAGTAACATTTGTATACTCATTCTGTAAAGCAAGAGCCTTTTTACGACCAGCATATGTCATATTACCGTTACGGTCTCTATACTTCTTATTATTAGTAAGTTCTGTATAGTCGTTCTGGATTCGCAACGCACGCTTCTTTCCAGCCATAGTGAGACTTCCATCTTTATTCTGGTATCTTCTTACGCCCCATTTCTGACCTAGGACACCATGATGGTATAATTCGTTTTCCATTTTGAGCCTCCTATTTACCCAGGTACTTCATCGCTAATTCCTGTTTGTCTTTTGGCAACGTACTAACACGATGATTCATCATTGCGATGTATTTGTTATTACTGGAAATCATCATTCGTGCTTTTGCAGCTTTCTTTTTAAATTTATCTGATTTAACAGAATAGTGTATAGCCTTATAACCATATCCAGTTAGTTTTGAAATCCTGTCTGCATCTATGTTTTTTTTTGCCGATTTATACTTAAGGGTTTCCGCTTTTTTCTCTAAATTACTTCGCTTTATGTCATTGTCTGTTTTTAACGCTTTAGTCTGTAATTTAGCTGCTTTCTTCAAATATTCGTTTGCTTTTTTAGCCTTCTTATTTGCTGTACCAAGATCATTCTTAGAATGTGCATTTTCTGATTTTTTTGATTGAATTGCTGCTTTCTTATCATATCTCAAGGCTTTCAATTCTAATTTATTGTTTTGGGAACTCTTGGAAGCGGCTCTTTTTATCCCCCATTTCATTCCCATAACTCCGTAATGCATTAATTCGTTCTGTTCCATAATTACCCTCTACTTTTTATTTGATACGGCAATATTTAATCGCCATTCAAATTCATCAATTGACCGCTTCATAGAATCCATTACTGAACTGCTAGTCGGCGGGTCAAAAATCATTCTAACCTTCATGTAAACATAGGTCTTTACACCTTCTAATGATTTATCTTCGCCAAGAAAATCTGACCATGTTGCTGAATCGTCGCTTATTGTAAATCCTTCATCTGGACCGACGCCAAGCTGATTAAGCACCATGAATACAGAATTGATATGCATAATTATGTCACTATCAAATCCTTTTTCAGATTCATCTATATATAGTAATCCTTTGATTGAATTTAATATACTATCTGTCATATCTCCTCCGTTAATGTCTCCAAGGACATGTGTCGTTTATTTTTCGTTCAACTGGATTCTTCATTAATAAATTTTTATCTCCATAGTGAATCGCATCATGAGTCGGTTTAATTGTACATACAAGATTTTCTGGGTCTAACAATTTTCTGGTATGATTAATCACATCATATTTTGTTATTGGATTAAGATGATGAATCAATATCCGTTCATAAATATCTCTACCAGGAAACGCTAAATCACATCCGTTATCTCGTATAATTATATCATCTCTTACACGCAACCACCCTTTAGACTTATAAAATGCCTGATTTAGATATCTATCAAATCCAAATGTTGCATCACCAACTCGTCCATTCAAACTTAGATATTCAAATCGCTCCTCAAAAGTGGGGATAGTAATTAGTTCTGAATATGAAAGAATCCTACTCATCTTCATCCTTTCCAGAATATGACTGCATTGCCTTTATAACTTTTTCATACATTACAGACATATCTCCTGACTCTTTAATGGCTTTAGTCTTTGCCTTGAGTAATTCGTTCTCTTCTTCCATCTGTTCTCTTTTAAGTCGTTCACTTGGAGAACCCATCTTCAAATAATGTGTAATCACCTGAGATGAAGCTGTCCCCTCTCTTAACTGCTTTTCGGCAAGGTCTACAGCTAAAGAAATGAGCTGATTCTCTCGTGCTTCTGGTGTCAAAGCCGGACGCATTCTTCTTTGAGTATCAGAATTCTTGACTTTGGGCATTCTTACAGCCTCCTTTCTTATACTTCTCAGTTAGTTTTGTAGTCTTTATAAATGATAAGACAGCACTTAAAAGAACCTATAATACCCAAAGAAAGGAGAATTTACATCATGGCGCAATGAAATATAATCGAGAGGTGACTTACAACTTGTACTAAATGCTTTAAATATTATAGGTTCTTTTAAATGCTGTCTAAAAAATGGATTTGCTTTTTTGAAAATTCCCTCCGGGGAAAATATAAAGACCGGCGCGATGATGGGAGGGGGTGTTCATTTTTAGACCCCCCTCTATGCTTTTACACATATATCATGCGATCTGTTCATTTACTTCTTCATTTCTGTACACTTTTTTATAGATGTTGAGGAAATCGTTCTGTATAATTTCATCAATTGCTCTTTCATGTTCAATGTTTATTTCATTCTCAGACATACTTTCATCAACTTGTTCAATTCTAGCAAGTTTGTTTAACGTAAAGTAATCTTTTGAATTGTCAAACAACAACCATTCAGTAAACTGGGTAAATGGATTGTACGGATTGTCAAATGTAGTCAATCTACAATCATTAGATGTTTTAGTCATGTTTAATTTCCTCCTTTCAAAGCTTTAGAAATTGTTGATGTTGAATAGCCAAGTTTATCAGCTATCTGTGCAATTGTGTATGAAGCAGACATAGCTTTAATTCTGGCTATCTTAGCATCTGATAATGATGCTGATTCTTTAGGCATTGCCTTCGCTCTCAACGAATCTGGGTCTGAATTATTCAGTATTCGTTTAAGAATGGTTTCACTCACAGCACCTGCCTGAATAGCTTCCCATTCGTTATCAGTGATTACTATGTTTCTATCTCGTCTCTTAACAGAACCAACGTCAAGTCTTGCCTTACTTAAAGCCTGCTGAGAAACTTTCTTTTTATCTTTAGCTTTCATGTCAGGATTAGCTTCTAATTTCTCATTTATGTTGGCATTAGCAATTCTCTGTGCAGCTCTCTCTCTAACAGCATTCTTTTCAGCATTATTAAGTTTTTCTAAAAGAGATTTTACCTCTCCCTCATACTTACTCTTAGCCTCTCTACTGTATGCCACCTTACCTGTATCTGCTATAGCAATTCTAGCCTTGTTAGCCATATCTTTCATTGCATTAGCATAATCAGCATACACTAATTCCATAGGATGGCGATGAGTAGATACCAGTGTATTGGCGTCATCTGTCTCAGCCATCTTAGTACTCTTCTGTTGGCGGGTTTTAGTGATAGTGGTTACCTCGCCAGTTCTCTTATTAACCTTGGTTATCTGATAATCAGCATCATCAGCCCTCTTATATAGAAGAGCACCTTCAGGTCGACTTGGGTCATACCAAATGTCTCCCTTTTCTGGATTGTTCTTATACTCGTTACGCTTAAGATTAGTACGAGGAGTGCCTTGTCTTTTATCCACATCATACTCGCCTTTTGATCGTGAGATAATTGTAGCAGCACCACCTTGAGCTTTGCCCTGATACCTCTTCTTAAGTGCGACAATATTATTATCAAGCTCACTCTGCTTGTAATCCAGATGATGTTTCTCCGCATCAATGACAACCATTGAATGCTTTACTGCTCTCGCAAGTTCGTCTTCAGGTGCACCAATCAGGGTCATATCAGTAATAAGATTAGAAATTTTTCCCATCTCAGTATCAGTCTTTGTCATCAGGCGATACTCTCTACCATTACGATAATAATGTTCTTTACCATCACTATCTTTTCTACATTCTCCACCGTAATTAAGCTTAGGGTCAAATCCCTCTAAGTCTTTTAATTCTGGAGTAGATGTAATTTTTACTTTTCCGCCCCTATCATGGGTTGGAATACACATAACAGTATCGCCATCAAAATCTGCACCAGATAATCTTCCTGCGACATTAGCACTAATACCTATAGCATCTGTTGAAGACTTACCAATCATCTTAATAGCTTCTTTATTTCTATTATTAACAGTAACTATCGGTATTTCAAATGTTCCACCATGCGGGTATCTTACCAATGCAAGTTTAGTTCCATCAGCATAATCAGGAGCATAAGCTTCTCTATCGCTCATGGTAGTTAATGGTAATATTACGTGATACTTCTGACCTGGCAATGCAGCTGCCTGTAAATGCACTGCTGCTGAGTCGCATGATGATGCAAATTTATCAAGATAATATTTTTTAATAGTAGGATTGTTCAATGCCATTATGTCATCAAACTCAGACTGCTTATCTGCCTTGGCAATTCCTAGCTGTTTCTCAGCTAATACCTTATTCTGTTTTGACAAGAACTGAGATGGCAAAGAATCTTTCCATTCTTCCCATTCTCCTTCTTCTCTTGTTTTATTAATTAACCCAAGCTTCTTTTTACCCTTTGAATCTGTATACCAATACTGTCCGCCTTCTTCTTTGATGAGGGCTCCAAAAGGATTGTCTGGGTCACTCTTAACATCCTTGAGACATTCTAGCTTAGATAACTTGTTTGATTTATTGGTGTTAAATCTAACGTCTATTCCTTCTGGTAAATCATCAGCATATACCGCCATTCCTTTTATGTATTTCTTACCATCCACCATAATACGAACCTGAGAATATCGAGACTCTCCTAATGAAAGGTCTGGGACATTTCTTCTAAGTTCAATAAGACCATCTTTCTTTATACCACCATCTTCTGCATAACAGATTTCAAGACGCTTAGAGTTCAAACTCTCAGGATAATGAAACTTCTTTTCAAATGTTTTTCCATCATCTCTAGTAATATAATTGCCAATAGTCTGAACCTTACCAAAATCATATATGGCACTGTGTGGTGTTCCAGGAACACACAGAACCTTCTGAGTTGTCAACTGTCCTTTATTAGTTGCCTGTGGAAATCTATTTCCCCAGATTTCATAACCACCTTCTGCCTGCAACATATAAAGAGCCTGATCCATTTTCTCTTTAGAAACATTTAATTCAAGGTTGGCTTTTGAACCAACATCTATCATTTTCTTTTTATCAACTTGTTCCTTTAAAAAATCAGCAGTTGCTCTAGCCTGGTTCATTCTCTCTTCTGCTTTTTCATCGAGTAAAGACCTGACAGACGATTCATTAATTCCCATCTGCCTACCAATTTCAGTTGCATTAAATCCTTTTTCTTTTAATGCTTTAGCGGCGGCAACTTTTACAGCCCTACGCTCATTATTAGCGATGGCACATACAGTTCTAAAATCACTTGAAGTGTACCCAAGAGATTTAGCTATTGCATTGTCTCCGGTCCATTTTATGCCATCTTCATCAGTATAAGTAAACTTAGATTTTCTCATCTCTTCTACTCTTGATAAGAAATCTCCGCTATGCTGAAATGGCTCCTCTCCCGAGCCCCATGGATATCTTCCACTTCGACGAGGCATTCCATAATGAGCAAGAAATTCTTCTTCACTGAATGCTTGACTTCCCATATAGGAAAGAATCTCTTCTGCTACTGAATTCATGTTATCTTACCCCCTCGTCAATTTCTTCCATAATTTTATTAAGACTAACAATTTTATCCATGATTGGTAAAATGTCTTCTGCTGTAGGATTAAATACTTCGACCTCATCATTTTTATAAAGACGAAGCTCTATCCTAATATCTCCAGGCTTCACTCTGTATTCCAAACAGAACAACGCAGCATAAACCATAAGCTGTTCCATATGTCCTGAATCACCAGTTTTTAAATCATGTATTCTCAATACATTTTTATTAAAAGATATAGCATCTGCTGTTCCAAAGAAATAATCTGAATAATATAAAACCACTTCAGTGTCCATTCTAAAACCAATTGCATCATTGACATATGCGCATAGTGTTTTATTACTCCTTGACTGTTTGATGCCTAAATCAATTGTATCTTTGGCCCATGCGTGAAGTCTGGTTCCCATCTCTGCTGCTTTCTTTTTTCTATAAACAGCAATTGCTTTATCATCAGAATATCGCAGCCATGCTGATTGACTTGCACTAAATGGTGCATGTAATCCTTCAAGATTCAAATGCTTTACGAAGTTCATTTAATACTTCCTCCTTATTCTCTGGATATATAAATCTGGAAAACGACATATCATTCATCTTATTGACATAAAAATCCTGATTAGGTCTTTTCTTTGCATTGGCACTTCTCTTATTTTCGAGTGTAGCCCAATGCTTTCCATACAGAATAAGTAGGTCTGGTATTCCTTGAATACAACCAGCATCCAATTTGGTCACAATACATCCAGGAAACATCTTTTTTAATTCTTTCTTAAGACTTGCCTGGAATTCACTTTCTTTTTTCATAACTATTCTCCTCTCAATTAATTAGTCACAAAAATAAAAAAAGACCCAGGGCCCGAAGGTCGCCTGAGTACGTTCCAAAAAAATATAAATATCGCGTTTTTTAGTTATCTCTCCTATAAAAGGGCATGTTTTTTACGCTCGCATAATTAATACCATAAGTAAAAAATAAGAGCCTTAGTTTGTCACACTAAAGCCCATAAATATAAATCACACATATGTAAAATGATAACCGTTATATGTATGAATATTATTGTAACCTGTAAGAGCATCATGTATTCTCCCACTACTACAATTCATAAATTCTGCGCATTCTTTGATTGAATCAAATTCATCGCCTGTCTCAACAATCCTTACACGAATTCCAGGTCGTCCGACAAAACTTTTCGATAAATCAATTTCGGGAATCGGTTCATCTATTCGAACTATATGATAGCCTTTGCAAGTCATTCTCGGATTCCGACTCACAATGCTGGCATGTCTTGCATTTCCTCCAATATAATTTGCACATGCAGTTATAGAATCAAATACTTCACCGGTTTCTATTATTCCCACCCTTACATTATTTTTCATAAATATAAATCCTCCATTATATCTTCTAATCAATCATCGCATATGTTGGTATTAAATCAGTTATTGGTACACAGAGTACATATGATAGATTTACCAGTGCTTTTAATGTTGGCATTCTTTTTTTATTAAGATACCTGCTGATTGTCATTTTGGATAACCCAGTCCTTCTTGCTAACTCTCCTTCGCTTATATCCATTTCATACATAATATCTCTTAAGTTATCTGCAAAGATATCTATAAACTCGACTTCACTTATATATTCGTTGTTGTGCATATTCCGCTCCTTTCTTTGTGCTAAAAATGAAGGGTATTAACCAATTGGTTACACCTGCAAAAAGTCCTTTAATATATTTAATTTTTTTATTATGTAATAAGGGGGTGTAACCAGTCGGTTAACACTTTGGTATTAATTATGCGATGTTAGCCAAAAATGGGCAAAATATAGCCAAAAATGACCAAAAATAGCCGTT